ATTGTCGCCAGTGCTTATGCCAGTCAGAGAAGCTATAGAGCCGATGGTGATAGTCTGACTAGTAAGAGCATACTGGAGTATAGCAGATACTGAAGCATTACTCAGTGTAGAACCCTAGCTTACTGCGTTGAGCGCAAGATTAGTAGTTGGAACTAAGTATACGTGGTGCCCGTTCTGAGTAGGACCTGACGTAATATCTATCGGCGTAGTATTGTAGGTAGTGCTGTTACCGGTAGCAAGCTTTATTCCAGTAGCGTTTGCACCTACCACGAAGTAGTAGGCATTGTTAGACAGGCCAGACACTGCGGTGTTGCCTGCATCAGTATAGTACTTTACATAGTCGCCGTTTGCCAGCGTGTTGTTTGCAAGGGTTATAAACTCGTTAGTATTAGATACGGAAGTATTACCGTTGAAAAAATACGTGTTTGACCTGGCTTTAGAGTTGTTTATGTAGCTGGTAGAGTAGCTAAACGTCCTGGTATTTGAGAGAGTAACGCCGGTAAAGGCTGCGCCGGACCCAGTAGAGTTAGACCCAGCGGATATCGTTATGACCGGAGTGGCAGTGTATCCGTCTCCGCCCTGTATCAACCTAAACTGTATAGAACCGTTTGCAGACCCTGCTATTCTAGTATTGGATACTAACACCTTCATGCCAGAACCAGAACCGTCCAAAGCTTTCAGCGAGTCGCCGATCACGTTGTTTGGTACAGTGGTAGTTATCGATATCGATACTGGAGACCCTTGGATCTTTGGTGCAAGGTTATAGTCTAGTCCCTGATACGAGAATCTCTCGCCTACTATAAACGTTCCCTGGATGTTACTCAGGAAGAACTGGTATATCGGCTTGCCGCTTACTATAGTAGTGATGTAGGATTCGACGAATGCCGTAGCGCCTGACTGTGAGCCGGTTATTCTCTTATTCTCAAAAGAACTATTGTATACTGTATATGAACCCTCGATATATTTCTTCTCGACCCACTTGCCATCTGAAGGCTTAAGAATATCGTAAGATGGGATGTATACGTCAGGCTCTTCGTTATAGAGAAGTCTAAAGAACAGCTTTAGACCGTCTATAGAACCCTTCGACCTGTATAGGTCAAGGATGTGCTTCTGAAGAAACCTGTTGTCGCCGGCGATGGTCTTTGGGATGATGTAGGCGTATTTCTTATTAAAGAACTCTATGAAGCTGTCGGCGGTCTCGTCGATGTCTCTAGTAGAGAATATATTTCTACTTACATTGTACGTCTTGCCGTCTTCTTCCATCCACTCATAGTATGCCTTCACGAGCTCGATAAAGTTCTCTCCATCTTCATGATAGAACTTTGGAAACTGGTTCTCTACGAGATTAGAGATATACTCTAGAGTAGGGAGCATTATACTGATACCGGGTTGAGCGTTATCGATATATCAGACGCTTCAATTATCAAGAATTTATTTTTTACGGCATAGATGTCACTTCCTGCTAGCTTGCCGTATATAGAGATGTAGCTTCCACTGTACGAAGTAACCTTGGTAGCTATAGTTACTAGGCCGGAAGCGTAGTCTACTGAGCCGACTATTGGAGCTATGACAGTGCGCGTAGTGACGCCGTCGTCTACGGTATTAGTATATACGTTTATGTTGCCGAGACCGTCGTCTGCTAGGTAAGCACTGTAGACGGTTCCGTCTTCTACAGTATAGTTAAAGTTAGAAGAGTACAGTGTAAGTTCATGGCCCTGCGGAAGAGAGTAGAGTCTCTCTTCCGCGTGCAGTGCATTGTCGAAAGAGAAGCTAGAAGAAGTAGTTATACCTACTGTTGGAGACCATCTCTTGATAATTCTAAGCTTTGTATTATCACTCAGAATAGACGCGTCTACTGCGTCTATTATGCTGGTGAGCTTAGAGTATCTCATGTCTGAGCCGAACTCCGTCAAGTTTGTCGCGCCGTAGTTTAATATAGCGTTCTGTATAAGCGCGGATATCTGGGCTGAGCTGTTGGTGGTAAGTGAAGTGTTGTAGTCTACGTTCGTATCTATTCTTATATAGAAGTACTCAGGCTCAATGACTATCGGCTGAGTAGTTATGTTCTTTGCAGTAAGGTAGTTGACGATGTCGTTCTTCAGACTGTCAGATATCAAGCCGGCATACCCGTAAGGCTTTACAGAGATACCCACCTTTCCATACTGCGGAGGCGTTATATCTTCTCCACCGTAGGATATAACGGACTGAAGCTGAGGGAACCTTGCCTTGACTAGATTAGAATAGTCTACGGAAGTAACTGCCCTCTGCTGAGTAGTAAAGAATCGTGTAGAGTTAAACTTTATAGAGTTGTTGCTCTCTCGCTCAGAACCTTCTGCTGCAGTAGTCACCGTAGAGATTGAGATGTTAGAGTATCCCTGTATAGAAGTACCCTTTGAGAACCTGTAGACTCCGTTGCCAAGATCTCCGATAGTATCCCTGTACATTACCTTTACGATGTTTCCAGGAATAAGAGACTTTCCAGCTACGTCGTTTCCAAACACTATCTCGTACTTGTTTCCAGAGTATCCCTGAAGAAAGAAGACGTTGGACGTTGGAGTCAAGCCGTATAGATTCTCTGCGATGTGCCATACGCTGTTAGAGCTGTCGGTGTTTGAATTCGTTACTGTGACTTCTATTGAGTTAGTATCTATGTTCTCAGACTGCAGTCTGTACTTAGACGAAGTAGAAGCAGTGAAATACTCGGTTACGACAGACCCTTCATAGATGCTGACGTTGTTGGCGACGTACCCATTCACCGTTGGGTATACCAGGTATTCTGAGTCAGTAGAGAAAGTTATCGTAGTATTGTCTATGCTCGTAGACATCTTGTAGAACTTAGGGATGACTATGTAAGAAGGCGCGCCTGTAGGTACTATCGTTATATTGACAGTAGCCTTGGCCGAAGTCTTAGACCTTGGAACGTAGTTGAGTTCTTTTGCGTGAGACACGATAGACTCTCTCAGCTGCGCCGTATCTAGGAACATCTCAGACCCAGCCATATTTAAGTAGAAGTTATTCAGGTAAGTGTTATAGGACAGTACGTCTATGAGAACGCTGAAGTTAGACGCGTTAAAGTCATAGTCCCTAAACTGAGGCTGTGAAGACAGCCAAGTCTTAAGAGAGTTCTTTACAGACGAGAAGTCTAGCTCAGAAGTATTTAGAAAATTATTAGCCATTACCTGACTCTAGTTAGGAGAACATTGAATTCATGCATCTCTGGTCTGTTTATTAACGAGAAGAACAGAGTTACGGCGTAGGAGTTTTCATCCGGCAGTGGGTTCAAGTAGATCTCTAGAATGTCTACTCGAGGCTCATGATTTCTTACAGCAAGCTCAATTCTTCTATTTAGAACGTACTGAGTCTCTGGAGTGATGTTCTCGAACAATAGACTTCTTATACCAGCTCCAAAGTCTGGCTGAAAGAACCTCTCACCGTACTCGGTGAACATTATGTTCTTTATAGCAGTCTTTACCGCGTCTGCGTCTTCTAGGACATAGAGATCCTTTCTAACTGGGTGTGAGTCCAAGTTAGTGTAGAAGTCTTTGTACCTAGCGTTCTGTCTCTTTGCCTGTATAGCCATTGTTTATTTATAGTGAAGTCCTTGCGGTCTCGAGGAATTCAGGTGCGTGTCTCTGAAGATCGTTGCCTACAGAGCAGGATACCTTCCAGCCAGTAGAAAACACTGAAGTCGAGAATGGACACTTGGTGTCACCTACCAGAGCAGCAGAAGTAGCTATCATGAATGGTATGGAGTTGTCGCTCCTTCTCGGCTCAATGATGGATGACACGCTCGCTCCCATAGTACTGGCGACGCTGCTTGCAATATTGCTTATATTGTCTGCTAGCGCGCCGACGGTGGGTGCTATCGACGTCCCAAGAGTTACCAGAGATACCATGTTTGGAATGCTCAGTCCTCCGCCGAATGACCCAAAGTTCTGCATCTGAAAAGACATGAGACCAGAACCAGAAGGGTTAGATGGAAACGCGGCTATTCTTCTACAGAACATCTGGTCTACTGACATGCGAGGCGTCATTCCTTCTCCAAAGAAAGCCCTGCCTGCGTACGAGGGCGGCTGCAGCATTGGATTTCTGCATATTACAGAAGGTGGTACTGACTGCCCAAGTATAAGCTGTGAGAGCGTGCCTGAAGTAGCAAGCCCACCAACTCTCTGAAGTATTCCTGCTGCGCTAGATATACTTCCGGGACCCTTGATTGCGCTGATCAGAGAGGTTATTGATGTTACTGCGCTCAATAGACCTCCCATCATGCTCTTGACTTTTCCCAGCTGGTTCTTTATGTCGCCGATCTTCTTTGCAGTACCGGCGAGTGTGGACACTGCAGACAGCTGGCTAGTAAAGTTTGCCACGCTCTTTAGCTGCTTAGAGAGCGACATCATGGCGCCGTCTATAGGTATAGCAGACGCTATGCCCTGACTCGATATAACGCTGGCGATATTCATG